AGTGGCGGCGGTCTGAGGCGAGTATATACAGAAATCGAAAAATTGAAGAGAGGAGCATGATTATGATGACAAAAATAGAAATGCAGTATATGGATGCGGTCATACAGATGAACCGTAGGCAGAGAGACCACGAGATTGATTGGGAGCAACGCCGTTACGAACTGGCTAAATCAGCCTTATTTGTGGCACCAATGATTAAAGAAGATAAAGGTCCAATAACAGCAGAACTTATTGCCAAGTATGCAATAGAAATTGCAGACGCAACTGTTATGGAACTTATCAAAACGGAAAAATGACGAAACGCGCATACAGTCCGAAAGAGATTGCAGCCAAGAAATGGGTAACATTGCCTTGGGGTGAGCAGTGGAGTGAGCCGTTCGGCTTCCCTGCCGAGAACGCCTCTTGGTTTATCAGCGGGGCAAGTGCGCAGGGCAAAAGCTCGTTTGTGATGCAGTTGGGCAAGGAACTGTGCAAGTACGGACCTGTTCTCTATATGAGCTATGAGGAACGTGTAAACCAGAGTTTCCAACGCCGAATGGACTATTTGGGAATGAATGAGGTGCAGGGACGCTTCAGGGTTGTAACCGATGAGTCGATAGACGAGCTTGCCGAGCGTCTTTCCAAGCCCAAATCCCCGAAATTCATTATCGTGGACTCTTATCAAGTGGCATACGACGATTTCGGATGGACTTATCCTGCTGCTGTTGCCTTGATGCGCCGTTTCAATCGCAAGTGCTTCATCTTCATCAGTCAGGAAGACAAAAGTGAGCCAACAGGCAAACCGGCACGACGGCTCAGGTATATCTGCGATATGAAGGTTCGTGTGATGGGTTACAAAGCCTACTGCTTGGGCAGGTCAATCGGTGAAGCCGGAAACCATTATGTAGTCTGGAAAGAAGGTATATTGAAAACAAGTAACAATCTGTGATATGGACGAGAAAGAAAAATGCTGCATCTGCGGCAAAGAGATAGAGGGGATGGGTAATAATCCCTATCCCGTGAGAACGGAAGGACGGTGCTGCCGATATTGCAACTATACCGTAGTACTGCCCGAAAGAATAAGACTATCAAAACAAGATCGCTATGAGCAAGGAAAGACGGATGATTGAAATCACTCCGGGACGTATGAGTCCGGGTGGGCGTATGACAGACCGCATCGAGAGCCGTGAGCACAGTTGTCCTTACTGTCAAGGAAACGGCTACCATTGGCAGGAAGATGAGTGGCAGGAACGCTACAAGCAAGAGTGCCCGATATGCAAGGGCAGCGGCAGGCTCGACGCAGTGATAACCGTTGAGTGGAGAGCGTCAGACAATGTATAATCTTTAATCAATATGACAATGAGCAATTTTTTAGACGAAATCAAGAAGCGTATTCAAGTGTGGCACGAGCAGCGTGCGGAGCGTATCGAGGCAGACCGTCAGGCGGCACTTGATGCAGAGGCACGGGAAGCTGTGCAGGTAATGGAATTCAACAGCAGGCTGTACATCTGTGTACACGGCACACCACTGTTCGACATCGATATTTTCAAGAACAGCGTGGCCGAGGTCGTAGCCTGTGGCCGCAGCGCATACAAGGACTGGAAGGAGGAGAAGCTATGGGAGCGGAACGGAACTACGCACGTTTCTACTGTCTGCTGAAAAAACTGCCCGGAGCAGATAAGGAAACGCTTGTGGAGCAATATACCCACGGTCGGACGGTCCATCTGCACGAGACCACCATACAGGAGTACGATGCGATGTGCAACGATATGGAACGAGTGGCAGGGTTTGACAAGCGCAGAGAGGCAATCCGGAAGGAACTCCGCCGAAAGCGCAGCATGTGCCTGAAGCTGATGCAGCAGCTCGGTATCGATACCACGGACTGGGCACGAGTGGATAACTTCTGCCTGAATCCCCGTCTTGCCGGCAAGCCTTTCAGGAATATCAGCATAGAGGAACTTGAAGAACTCTCCGTAAAACTGAGGATAATCAAACGCAAGGGTGGCTTTAAGCCGCATCAAGCACGGGAAGAGCAGAAGAATACGACCTCATTTGTTTATATCCCGGTTGGCAATATAACAGAATGTTAGTTTTTAGTAATAATCAAAATAGTCGAAAAATGGAAACAAGTATTGAAAAGGCCTTTTGTAATTTAGGTAGAACAAAAAAGTCAGAGTTCATATCAGAGCATATTGAACTTGCCTCAAGCAAGGCTATGGCAAATTATGTCAAGGATTATCTGATTGATGTGCTTAAAGACGTAAACGATGACGAGTACATAGCAATGTACCTGAGAGAGAAAGGATATACAGTAACCAAATAAAACAATATCACTATGGCAACAAGAAAGAAAAAAGTAATCATTACCGGCGTGAGCAGAGAAGCCGCCGACGAAGCGTTTGCAACCTATGCCAAGAGCGATGCACAGTTGCAGAAAATCAATGCGGACATTGAGTTGCAGTGCGCCAAGTGCCGTGAGAAGTATGCCGACAAGATAGCCACCCTCTCGGAGGAGCGCGACAAGGCGTTCGACACTCTTCAGGCATTCGCCACGGAGAACCAAACGGAGCTTTTTGCTAAAAAGAAGAGCCTTGATATGGCTCACGGCACCATCGGCTTTCGTACAGGAACGCCAAAGCTGAAGACACTGAAGGGGTTTACTTGGGCGAGTGCACTAAACCTTGTAAAGAGTTTCTTGCCAAGCTATATCCGTCAGACAGAGGAGATTGCCAAAGACAAACTACTTGCAGACCGAGAGGTAGAAGTTCAGCTTGGCGGTGGTGATCCAAACAACCGCGGCTACCGTCCTCTTCGTGAGCAGATGGTTGAATGTGGCATTCAAGTCGTGCAGGACGAAGCCTTCTACGTGGAACCCAAGAAGGAGGAAACGGCATGAAGCACCAAGTAACAAAGGCTCCCAAAGTAGCCCTGTGCCGCAAGTGCTGCGGCACGGGGCACTATCGGAGAATAGCGACAGACGGCACGTTTACCTTTGAGCAGTGCCCCCAGTGCGAGGGTTCAGGCAGGGTTACGGTGAGCGCGGTTATGGAGTATGACATCAGACCTTATAAACAGAAGGAGCGATAAGATATGCAGAAGCGACGCGGAGTAAGTTATCAGAAACGTGTAGAGGAAATAAACAGGATATACGACCTACATGCCAGAAGCGGAATTTCCAACCGTGAGATATGGCGACGGTACGTATATCCTGTGTATGCCATTACCGAACGTACCTTTTATAATATACTCAACGCGAGCGCGGAAAGTAAGAATAAGATAGCTGACGACACCCGTCAGCTATTGCTCTTTGATTTTGGCAATGACGAAGGAAAATGATTTGCAGAAGGTAATTTCCCTGATTCTGAAAGACATCCGGGTAGACCTGACGGACGAGTTCGACAGGAATTTCGAGCGGCAGGGCTTTTTCTCGCAGAAGTGGGCAAGGCGAAAAAGCCCGATGCGCCCCGGTGGTTCCATATTGATTGACACTGGCGGTCTGCGGCGCAGCGTGCAGAGCCGGAGTACGGACAGCAGTATAACCTTCTATTCCTCCCACCCTGCAGCCGCCATTCACAACGAGGGTGGCGAAATAAAGGTAACGAGGAAGATGAAGTCTTACTTCTGGTACAAGTATTATGAGGCGACAGGCTCGTTCGGCAGGAAAAAGAACGGGGAACGAAGGCGGGACAAACGCACGGTACAGCTGAGTACGGAGGCCGAGTTCTGGAAACTGCTTGCCCTGATGAAAGTCGGCAGCAGTATCAAGATACCCAAGCGGCAGTTCCTCGGCACTGCACCCGAAGTGGAGAAAACGGTAACCGAAATCATAGAGGAGAATCTGACCGAGTATTTCAACCAATTAGACATCAAGCAGAAATGAGAAAGGAATTATACAATACCATCAAGGAGAAACTGAATGCAGATGTGCCCGAAGTGGTGCACATCGACCTGTGGAACCACAACGTGGAGTTCATCGAGCAGGAGGATAACTGGGAGCGTCCCGCCGTGTTCGTGGAGATAGCCACTATCAACTGCTCACCGTTCCAAGGCAGGGGACATCGTGGAAAAGGACTGGTGCGCCTGCACATCGTTACAGACTGGATTGAGGGCGGGCAGGGCGCAGCTTGGGACCTAAGCAATAAAATCCATTCGGCCATCGAAGGGCTGAGTGGTGAGCGTTTCAATGGCATGACGCTCGTCGCAATAGATACCAACCACAACCACGAGGACATCTTGGAGAGTATAGACAGCTATGAGGTGCGATACCTGATGATGGAATAAGCGCTATGAAACAGGAATTGACGATAGAGGGCGAGAAGGTGGGCTACTCGATACAGGCGAAAAATGTGGTAAGCGTGCTTGGCAGGGTGTATATCTACTGCAAGCCTACGACGGAGGATGTGCTGCGGATCGTGTGGATGGGTCTGACATCGCAGAAAGGTCTGAGCTTCGATGAGTTCAGAAAGATGTATGCCTTGGGGCTTGTGCGCATGAGCCGGAAGCGCGGTCAATATACGCTTGGACAGGTGTATTGGTTGGTAATGGGAAGAGTGCGAGAGATCAACCGAAAGATGAAATGAAAAGGTATTTAGAAAAGGTGTTTTCGTCATAATTTTGCAACTTTTCAGCGGAAAAGTTTGGCAATATTAAAATTTTGCTTAATTTTGTCCTCGACTTCTACATACAATCGGGGCAAACAAAGCAGAAATTTTATTTGAACCGATAAACGGCACGCCTACTATGGTGGTTGAACGGGAAACTGTCAACTGCAAACGCCCAGCGTATGTGGAAGTCACACCTACGGTGGGCGTGCTTTTTGTCACAATTCTTAATAAAATGACTTCCATTAAGAATCAGACAGCCGGAGAGACGGCAATGCAAGTATTTACTTGGAACGAATCGAACGTACAGATTCGAAGCAAGATTATTAATGGCAATCCTTGGCTTGTTGCTAAGGATTTGTGTGATTACCTTGAATTGAAAGACGTGAGTATGTCGCTACAACGTCTTGATGACGATGAAAAGCTGACCCAAAAGATTTTTGTATCAGGTCAAGAACGCTCAATGTGGCTTGTCAACGAGAGTGGCACTTATGCTCTTATTCTTCGCAGTAATAAGCCGAAAGCACGTGAATTTCGCAAGTGGATTACCAATGATGTACTTCCCACTTTGCGCAAGACGGGTCGCTATGAACTGAAGCCCCAGAAGCGTGGTGTAGTGCGCCGGACTCGCGGCGAGGGCGTGAACGTAGAGCTGACTAATTTACTGTGGCTGATTGGTGAGAGCCTTGAGCAAGGCGACCAAAGCGCGGTGGCGTTGGAGCTGGGCGTGAGCCGTGTAGCGGTGAAC